GGACAGAACAGCGTTGCGTTCACTGTCTGGCAGCTCCGGCACAGCCAAGTTGTGCCCACGCTGCCTTGTTCACCGGCAGTGCGCACGTCGACGAACAAGGTTCTGCGACTTTTTTGGGCGCAGATTGTCAGTTGTTTGGGGGCCTGCTCGGAAGACTTTTTGGTTGCCCTCGGCGTCCATCGGCCCTCCGAGTGTTTTTCACTGTGCTACCCCACCGGAGAACATTGCCGCACTTGGACGGTTTTGGATGAAGGGAGCTTGCCGGACGAGGTTGAGTCATTCCGGGCCACCGTTGGCACCTTGCAAGTTGTGTGGCATGGATGTGCCCAGTTCCCCATTTGGGCTTTGCCGAAGACGTTCCACGTGGAGACCGGGGAACTTTGCGTGGGCGACCATGGGGTCGTCTTTTTGGAACCCCATGGGGATTGCGCAGAGTTTGCGATTCGTTTTGAGGATAGCATGAGGACTAGCGACGAAGAGACACACCGCACCCCTGCTCCACCTCGAGAGAAAATTGCTGACGTCGTGAGGCGCTTGCGGACCTTGCGAGGTCACCACGTCTACAGCGCCGCTGAGGCAGTTTCGGACTTGGTTAAGACCATGGACATATTCTCTCGAGAGGGAGCTGAACAGTCGCTCATGGACTATCTCGCACCGTTCGACGGGCGGATGCATTTGCCCCAAGCCGTGAGGTATCTGAACACTATTTTTTCCTTTGGCTGCCGTTCTTGGCACACGCTCCACCGCCCACAATTTGAGATTGTCGATGTTGCCGATGAGATTTTGCGGATTTACAAGTGCCATTACAAGCAGCTTGATGCCACACGAACCGCGTCTGACCAGCAACCGCTCATTGAATACATCTATCCCGCTGAGGTGCTCGCCACGAACCAGGTTTTCCTGGATGTTGAACAAAGGAATGGGAAGAACGTTGGGTTTGCTACAAATGCGATCGACACCGGTGAATTGCATGTGCGGATGCGTTTGGAACGCCCGCCTCTGGGGGGCCACCCAATTGCTTATTTGGTGGCCCTCCAGAAGGCTATGTACGCACTTGAGACCCACCCCACCGAGCCAATAGACATCGAGGCTGAAGCGGATTTCCTCGCCGCCCGCGCACGCGGGCGCGAATCCGGAGGGTCTCCACTCAGGGCCGCGGTGTGGCAGACTCGAGAAGAGCCCAACAACCCAGCTGTGCTCCACTTCCAACTCACCTCTCCTCTCGCTTGGGTCGCATATGACGACTCCCCCAACGAGTGGTTGACCACGAGCACGTGCCCGTTCGGCGCAATGTTGGCATGCACCGCCATTGGGGGGAAGAAGAAAAAATCCACGAGTGGCGCCAAACCCGCTATCGACGCAGATCTTCCGCCCACAGGACCAACAAATCAACAAAGTGAAGCTGACTTGGCTTTAGCCCTCTTCCAAAAGCCCAAAGTGGCTGAAGCGGGTGGAAGTTCCCAGTCAGCCGAAGCGCACACGTGCGTTCACTGTCGCCGCCGTTTTGACGTCCGGCCCGGCGAACTGTTCCGGTTGTGTTCTGGTTGTCGCGGACCGAGTCTTGAAGTTGAGAAGGCTTACGTTGAGTGGATTTCTTGCGTGTCGCGGCTGAACAAGAGAGCGATTGGTGTCATCGTGAGCGGGAAAGATTTGCCGAGCCAAGCTGTTGAGGCGCGGAAGCGCATCCAGTTGTTCATGGAAGAAGGGAAAGTGGTCACCCCACAGCGGAACCATTGGTTGGGATGCCAATCCCAGATTAGGGGGAACACCACTTCGGCGCCTTGTGGAGCAACTACATTGGGGGGCAGTGAATTTTGTCAGGCCCATATACTTGCTCTGCACCCAGAGGGCAACTGCCGCGTTTGCAAGAACGCTGCGTGTCACCCCAATTTGAAGAAGTGCCTGCCTTGTTGGATAGTTGGCGTGGCGGGCCCAGCTGCGCCCTATCATTCGAGTGAGTGGATACGGAAACAGGAGTGCTCAAAGGAAGCAAGACACACCATTATCAGCTCCACAAGCTTGAATGCGGTTGATTTCGACCCGACTAGCTTCCGGTTCACACTCGAGGGTCGCATTTTGCATTGCGAGGCCACACCCAGTTTGGTCGTCCTCTCAGGAAATGCCGCGAGTTCCGTTCGGACACCCATTTCTGCGATTACCGTGAGGAGCTTGTGCAGCGGGTATTTGGTCACCGCGACGAGCAAAGGGACCCCTAGTTCCGAGGTTTTCTTTCCGTGTCATGTGCGGCCGACTACTACTCCAGGGGCTCAAGCCCCCAGTTCTGTTGGAGCCTTAGTGTCACTGCTCGAAGAAGAAGCCAGCTCCCGCCGATCCCTT